TTCATCACTGATTTCTTTATAATACCTGTTATGCCAATCTTCATGGTTAAAACCTTCATAAAATCTTCCGTCATGCTGATGGTAAGTCTTTAAATTCTCAACCATTGTTCATCTCCTTGTATCTTTGTGTCCATTCATCTTCATAGATTAATCTAAATTCTTCATATGTAGGCATTGGGACATGTTGTAGTTTTTGCACTTCTCTTAAATGTCGAGTGTATGCAATCATTAATTGTTCTTCTGTATATAATATCATTTGTTACCAAGGTACATCATCTACCTTTTCTCCTGTTCCCATAGTTTCTTTTATCTCAGCTTTCTCGTCTGGGTCTAACGCAGTGTGAGGTCCAACCTTTAGTGTACTCCAATTCATCTCACTCGTAAAGCCTACAACTCTTGCGTTTCTTCTTTTCTTACAAGAGAACTTCATTGCATCCGACTGGTCAAAATGGTCAATACTATAGAACGCATCTACAGCATTATCGACATTGGTTGAAAATTTAGCAGAACCATCTGCTTTCGTTTGAATCGCTGTAACAGTAGTCGTGTCATACTCCTGTGCCAACTGTTTAAAATATTTAGATATCTCTATCTGTTCTGTCCAGTCATACTGACCTGCTTTTACATTGTTAGTTCTTTTTACTTGGTTTAAGTAATCTATAATAATAACACCTGGATTATGTAACTTAGCTAAATTCTGTCTCACAACACTAGCAATTTTTGCTGTGGTGAGAGCTGGGTCGTAATAAATTTCTATTTGTGGTTTACTGTAGTCAATTTTATTTCTGACTAACTCTTTATGGAACTCTTTGAAGTTAGCTTTTTCTAAGTTATCATACTTAGATAATACTTCTTCTCCATCTACAAATCTGCCTGCCCACCATTCTCCTACTTTGTTCCATTCATGTGGTTCTAGATTCTGATGTATCAATCTATTAGCATCTACTTCGGTTTCGATTGCTACTATTCTTTGTAGAATATCTTTACTACTCATTTCTATTGTAAAGTATAAAGCACTACGACCTTGTTTTCGTACTGTACTAGCAACATTACAACAAACGAGAGACTTACCGCCACCTGACTTAGCACCAAGTAATACAAGCTCGTCTGATTTGAATGAGTACTCTAGGTCGAAGTCTTGATTCAATCCTAAAGTAATTCGTTTCTTATAAGCCTCGTCATCATCAAACAACTCAATCGTTTCCATACTCTCATTTGCATCTTGAGTATCTACTTTATCTTCTACAGACACAACTATCTCTTGAAGTAAATCAATGTTCTCTCTAGCGTCTGATATTGCGATTTGGTTTTCTACATACGACTCGATTGAGCCTAGTATTTCTGATTGGGTAAATTGATTCTTGAGATAATCGAGCAATAGGTCTGCATCGACATCTGTCTCAACAGTTTCGATAGCGAAAATTTTCTCTTGTAGTTCAGAAGAACGAACTTCTAGTTTTAGTTCTTCGAATGTTGGTAGATTTTTATACTTTGCTACATGTTTATCAACAATACCCCATATTTTGCGGTATTCTCCTTCAGGAAAATAATGTTGTTTTAAACCGTTCCAAGTATCAAAATCGCCAAGCGACAAGATTTGCTTCAGTAATGCACTTTCTAGTGTCAAATTGAATCTCCCAAGACAATTTAGTGGTTATAAGATACGAAAGGCTCCGTAGAGCCTCTCGCGAAGGTGAAAAGGTTAGATTAACCTATTTCTTTTTTAGCTGCGCCATTGTAATCAGCACATTGTAGACCTCTTCTAGTAAGCATTGTTTTCACGCCTCTTACTGTTTTGCCGATTGTATCAGCAATAGAGTCGACAGTCATACCATCGATGTCTAGGTCTGCTAAAGGATCAGCTTTGCTTGAACCTTTAGTTTCTTTTTGCTTAGGAATCGCGTTGATTTCCCCAGCTCTAAGAAGTGATAAAGCTTTTCCTCTGATAGAGTTTACACTTCTACCAAGTCCTTCAGCTATATCTTCAATGAAAGCTCCGTCGTTTACCATTGAAACGAATTGGCTTTCTTCTTCCTCGTTGTAAGACTTAACAGTCTCAACTTTAGGAGCAGGTTTAACATGTTCTGTTAACTGCATAGAAAGAATTTTTCCTTGAATAGACTTTGCACTAAAGTGTCCGCCTTCAAAGTTTGCAGCGATATCTGCATATGTGTATGAACCAGAGTTATCTGTTACAAAGTTACTTAAAGTAGCTTCTTGCTCATCTGAGAAAGATTTAGTTGCTGATGCTGAAGCTAGTTCTACATCAAAACCCATTTTTCTTAGTTTACTAGATACACTTCTTACTGAAGTTTCTAGTTGTTCTGCAGCAGTTGCTACAGTTGCCTGTGATACAGGGCTTTCGTCACCGACAAAAGAAGTCAATTCTGATGTTCTTTCGTCTGTCCATTTTGGTAATGCCATTTGATTAATCCTCTAATAAATGTTTTAGGTTGGTTATAATTACGACACCTCGTTCACGAGCTGTCTGTGTTTTTGCTGACTCGACTCCAGACTCATTTACCAAATGGGTCACGTCTTTTGTCAGACTTGATTTTACGACAAATCCATATTGACTAAGCACTTGCTCTGCATGAGCTTTAGTTTTATAACTTTTTAGTCTACCACTAATACAAACAACACCTGAAACCTTTGTCTTTTCTACTATTTTATTATTCCAGTTGAAAGGTAGGCTGTTGTTGTAGTCATTGGGGTAATATTCAGTTTCTAACCAGTTAATTAGATTAGCAGTTGCTTTCGGACCGAGTCCCGCTTCGCTACATGTTTTCTCGCTGATATCTTCAATATGAGATATACTATTGCATAATTTTTGAGAAGCTGTACGACCGATAAGCGGAATCGAAAACGATGGTAGTATCTTAACCAACGGCAACGATTCTGAGTTCTGAATCTCTATAAAGAGTTTCTCTCCTAATCTAACTGAACCTAGTCTTGACTGCAAATCTTCTACAGTTAATTCATATAATTCAGCGTAGTCTTGGATATTCAGCTTTGTAATTGCTGCAGGTCCAAGCCCTTTTATCTTTAGTGTGGAAGCGAAGTTAACTACTTTTTTATCCCACTGTGCAGAACACTGAGTGTTCTTGCAAAATAACTGGTCGTTAATGAACTCTAATGTAGAGTCACAACAAGGACAGTTAGTTGGTGGTATAATTTGTTTCACTTACGGTTTCCTTTCTAAATATATAATATATTATACAAAAAGTTTGGGCATCTGTCAAGAACTATTTTTTGTTTGGTACACCCAAACTTCACATCAGAGTAATTATTAGTCCTCATAGATGTGAGTATCTTCTATGTACTTGTTTCGATTTCTAAGTTGAAACCATAGTGCTTTAATTTTCTTTACTAAAGACTTTATCGAATTTTTTATCATATATATCCTTTATAATTCTGTTTGCCATTAACCTATTTCCTTCCTCTAAGGGATGGTCTTTTGGTCCAAATGGCACATTGTTTCTTTTGCACATATCATAAAAGCCCTCTCCTTCTAGGTGAGGTAACTCTTTACAATACTGTGCCCAATTTAGTTGATGATTATGCCAAGTAATATTTGCGCCTTCAAATCTTTTATCGTCTATTGACTTTTTGACTGGGTTTATCTGCCCATCACTTAAGTTATAGAACAAGTAAGGTATTCCTTTTGATTCTAATATGTACTTTACTGAAATCATATAATTTAAACTTTGTAGTAGGTTGAACGTTCCAAAACGAACATCCCTAGCATATCCTTCTAGTCCGCTATGCATACTTCTTGTCATGTCTGGGTGGTAGTGTATGTGTGAATCGGCTGATAGTTTGTAGGGGTATCTAGGAGCCATACGATGTCTAATCCAAGCCGATTGTCTCCAAGTTTTAGTATCAGGATTTAGGTATTCCATTCTGTTTATTCCAGACCAAAGTATAATAACCAAATCTGCTTTATTCCCATCAGTATCATACTCTAAAATGTCAGTATCTCTATTACTAGAATTGTATGCCTTACCCAATATACCTTTACTGTGATTACAGAAGTCATCTATAATACATCTAAGTATTCTATCATTACTTCCGCCAACTTTAGAATGTCTAATCCAGTTCTGATTAAATTCATTAGAAACTAATGATACAAACTGGTCTCTAATCTTAGCGACTTCCATACCTTGCACAAAGCTACATCCATTCCAATAAATCAAAATACTTTTACTCCATACTTGTGTTGAAAATCTAATGCCTCATCCCAAGTATTAACCATGGGCTGTCCTTTTATATTTAAACTTGTATTTAACAACATCGGCACTTTGGTAATTTCATAGTATTCTTCTAAAATAGGTCGTAATGCTGACTTAGAGTTTGCTCTAACGACCTGGACTCTAGCACTTCCATCAGCATGGGTGACGGAACTGAAGTCATGTTTAGCCTGAGAAGTAAACTGCATATACTCATTAGTGTATCCTTCAAAGTATTCATCTACAAACTCCTCCAAAATCGCTGGTGCGAAAGGGCGAAACTTCTGTCTGCGTTTAATGGCATTAACTGTATCTTTAATGTCGTAACGCACATCACCAAGCAGACTCCTATTACCAAGTGCACGAGGCCCAAATTCTGCTTTTCCATTTGCTACTCCTGCTACTTTATTATTTATTAATTCTTGTACTACCTTCAATGGATTTATTTCTTGCTCTATATTGTGTCCATGAAAGCAGTCTGTGTATTCTATTCTTTGCTTTGTATGTGCTAAGATTGCCCCTAGCGAACTCCCAGCATCTCCTGGGCTTGGAAATATCCACATATCATCAAACAATGGTCTTACTTTTGAATTTGCCACGCAGTTTAATGCTACTCCACCTCCGTAAACTAATTTACTTCCGTACTTTCTAGCCTTCTGCATGATATCTAGTATCTCGCTTTCGATAAACAACTGTGCTGAAGCGGCTATGTCTTCAGGTGTATTCCAAAACCATTTCTTTAATGGTATTCCTTTGTGCAGATTTGTGTGCATTATGTCTCCCATATCTACACAGGGCGTTCCATACGCTGCCATACCCATTGTTATGTATTCATCTTCGTTTGGTTTTAATCCTATGCGTTTCGTGATAGCACTATAGAATAATCCTAGTGAGTCTGGATATAATTTACTCCATACTTTCTTTCCGTCTTTCCAGATACTTGCTGTATCGTACTCACCGATTGCATCTATTACAACGCATACTACATCATCTTTGAATGGAGCAGTGTAGTATCCTGCCGCCATATGGCTCTCATGGTGTCCAACATGCATATCATACTCTATACCATTTATAGTTGCTTGTTGCCCATTCTTTAATCTTCTTAAATTCTTTAGGTTAGTATCTTCATAGAACACACTAACATCATGTGGGTACTTTAACTCATCAGGTACATACTTTTGATTCTTAGTCCTAGTATACCTCTCAGCGTGAGTTGCAAACATTATCTGATTGTTATTTACTAATGCTACTGCAGCATCGTGAAAGCCTTCACTAATCCCTAAATATTTCATGCTTCTTGGGAAAGTCCTCCAGTATTCTTGACGCCATGGCAAAGCACTCGGTATGTCCACCGAAGTGATGCTCTGTTTTATGTCTGTCCATTTCATATTTCTTGTGTAGTTTCTGTTCCCATCTCCAGCAATCGTATATCGTTCCTGTCCAAATCCTCTGTATTCTGATGTCGTAGTTCGTAAAACCACGCCCTCTTTTTACTACGTCTTTGAATGTTCGCCCTTTTGCGATGCCCACCTTTATTGTTTCTCTTTCCCATGTTGCCTTGTTAACTAAGACTACTCCATAGAGCACTCCTTCTTTATCCTTTTCCCAAGGATGATTATCAAAGTAGGTTTTGTTATATACTCCACCACTCATGTTCTAAAATTGCCTTCTTGTCTTTTGTAGACTGACTTCCACGCAACCTTTCGGGCGTAGCTAAGTTCTATACATTTCGTACAAACTCCACAAGGTTTATTATCTACTATCTTTCCAGTGCATGACCAAATCATATCTAACAACTCAGGCTTTGCCTGAATTAGCATGGCTACAATCTCCGACTTCTGCATCCACTCGAAAGGAAATACATTAGTAGGTAGCTTTAGCACATGATGAGGTTTTAGTCCGTGTGGGTCTGGCGTCTGACTCCACCCACAAGCTAATGACCTAAATGGAAACTTAAGTTGTAATCTTTGTTGCCATGAGTCATCTGCATTTGCTCCCCATATGATTGCTTTCCAGCTAACTTTTGGATTACCTACTATCAAAGTAGATATAGCTGATTGATGCTGTAAGACTGGGTAGTTATGTATTCTATGATTCTGTGGCATATTTGCCTCGTCTACTAGAAGTCTTACTTTCATAAGGTTTGCTTGTTTATGAGCAGCTGCAAGCTGAGCGTCAGCAACATCTCCCCAACCTTGTTTATTATATAGATGAAGCGCAACTGGATTGTAACCTTTCTCAACTGCATACCATAAAGCAGCAGCACACTCTAGTCCACCACTAAGGTTTACTACGGAGTCTACATTACTTTTAATTTCTTCAACCATTTTATTTTATTCTTATCTCTATTTGAAGGTAGTCTATTGCATGTTGTACAGATTGGATTTGCTGCACGATTACCTTTTGCTAATTGTTGTTTTAGTTCTTGTAGTTTAGGATTGTTCTTCCAAACATCAAAGAAGTTATCCTCTTTAATATTCCCAAATATATTTGTGTCTGTCCAATCATTACAACACATCTGTATACTACCATCCCAATGAATCCATCCTTTAGTCAAAGGTAGAATACATACTTCATTGATAGCTGACCTATCTGTAGCAATACGATTATAAATATCACTTCTGTTTGCTACTTGAATTGGAGTCTCTCCCCAATCTTCGGGCTTCATATTTTGGTCCCAGTATCTATGTGTTGCTCTAGGCATAATCTTTTTGCGTTCTTCCATCTGTTCTTCTGACTTATAACTATTAATTATAAGTGAATCAAACAAGTCAAAGTATTGCATCTTTTGTTCTAACTTATATCCATTAGTTAAGATTCTTGTTCTATAAGTTCTAGTCTCGTGATGAAGCATCCTTGCTAATGCTCCGAAGTCTGGGTGTAAGGAGTTCTCTCCTCTACCTGTGAAACAAATAGTTCCTTTGTAACTGTGGCAACTAGCTATGAATTTTCCGAAATCTCGCAAACCCATATACTCTTTTACATTCTCATAACCACTACTACGAGGGCAGTAGTTACATGTTTCGTTGCAGATGCCTGAGACATCTATGTTAATAAGTATCGGGCTCATATACAAATATCCAATTTTTTCTACTTGCACTATCTATTGTAGTGCCTACTTCTTTAAATCCAAAATCTAAAAAAGGTTGCTTTCCGCCCTCATAAGTTATCTCTAACATCATGCGTGGGCTTCCCCATGTTTTCATACAGAACTTCTTTCCTTCAATCAAATCCCTAGTAGTACAACCGCCTTTGTATTGAGGCATCCATGCCTGTCTACGAAACGCGGGATATTTATAAATCTCTCCATTATCTCCTCTAAACTTCTTTTTATAGCATAGAGCATTGACTCCAATCATTACACCATTCTCATACCACATCATATAATATTGATGCTTGTCGTATTTATCCTCTAAGTCTTGATAGCATACTTTGTTTTGCACAATGAATCCTTCAATTCTTAACTGGATTACGCGATAGAGTTCATCAACAGATAACTGCTGATAATGTTTAATTTCACAAATCATACTCTTTTTACTATTCTTGGGATTATTTCTCCACTTCTAATCACTTCTACCTTACAACCTATCTCTAATCCCAAAGCATCTATATATGCAATGTTATGCAAAGTTGCTCTAGATACGGTTGCTTCTCCGATGACACAAGGCTCAAGTATACCTACTGGTGAAACAGCACCTGATTTGCCGACATTCCATTCAACATCTAACAATCGAGTAACTACTCCTGCCTGTCTGGTTTTTAACGCGAAAGCTCCTCTTGGATGGTGTGATGTGTAGCCTAATGTTTCAAAATATATATTAGAGTCGACTCTTACAACTTTACCGTCCTGAGGAAATTCTCGATAATCACTTTGTGTGACTGTGTTAAGTCCCTCGTTAGAAATAACTAACATATCTTCAGTCCAACTATCGGTTGGCTGTGGCTGTACGCCATAAGCTATGAAGGTTAAGTCTCGGGACTTGAATTCGTTTACATCTTTTAGATTCAATGCACCACTAGCATAATTTCTAGCGTTAGGGATGGTCTTAGGGGCAACTACTTCTCCAGTAATCTGCCTTACTCCATCCAATCCTATTCGATTTGGTACTATACATCTAACTTTCTCAGTAATATCTAGCCCCTCTTTACCATCCCCACGAGAAAGTGCCTGTGTTAGTACGCCGTCTACATAAGTTATAGACACAGCAGCACCGTCCAGCTTGGCAGTCATAATGTGTGATTGGTTGATATCCCATTTTGGTTCTTCATCTTCGCCTACGAAGACTTTCTGTAATGAATACATTGGGAAGGGGTGTTGGAATCTTTGTTCGCCTACTTCGATATAGCCTACTTTACTTTCTAAAGCAGTATTCTCCACAAGCCTATCATAAACCTCGTCTGGCAATACAGGATTGCCTTCGGCATACTTTTGATTACAATATTCTAGGTATTCTGTCTTATTCATACATATATTATACAGAAATTGTGAGCTTATGTCAAGTATTATTTTTGTGGGCTATAGGTAAATCTTATCTAATACATCTTTGAAATGAGTTTCAAGAACGGTTTTGACTTCCGAGATAGATAGAATCTCAACTAATCCCTCAAATAATGCCTTGCTATTATTAAAGTCTATTGGTATAGCAATGCCGTCCTTTGTTGGCTTCCATTCTTCATCAAAGTCTAGGTAATACTTCCTGATGTGTAAGTACTCAATATTCCGAAAACTATTTACAGTAAGGTAAACTCTCTCGTGTTTTTCTTCATTGTAATGTATTAGTTTCTCGTATACTGGTGGTGCATTATGTAGTTCTATCATTCTTCAGTATCGCTGCTAAAGGTACTATAGAAGTTACATTCTCTGGAACAAGAAGTCTGTAGCTATCACAATCCCAACAAAATAATAATACTTGGTCGTCATTGGGTTTAGCTCTATTCCTCTTAGTCTGGATATGCTTATTATCGAAGTCCATTGTGCAGACATTATATTTCATTCTGCGACTATTTTGACTACGGTAAGTAATGATGGCATCGCCTGCATTAGTTACATTCTTTATAAAGTCATCTTTCTTCATGCGTTTCCTTGTGGGTTGTTAAAGTCCTTTAGCGTCCCAACTATGGTATCGTCTTGCAAGGTGATTCTATAAGATAAAAGAAGACCCAGCCTGCGAACAGACTGAGTTGCTTCAAGGGGTAAAGTTAGTCGTTCAGTTCGTTAATTAACTGTGCGAAATACTGAGCTGCCTTACCAGTAAGCTTACTGATAATTGCTGCATCTGGTTCTTTTCCTGCATCACTAATAGCATTAGTAAGAGTTTCCTGTGCACCTGCTACAGATACTCTAGTACCACCAGTTGAACCTGATTTAGTTCCAGTCGCAGGAGTTTTCTTTACATAAACTCCAGCTTTTGTTAATATCATTCTGACTCCATTCGGACTCTCGTCTATGTCATCAGCTATCATTTTAACGATTTCCATACTTGTTTCAGGAGTAGGTTCCTCTGCAGTATACATCTCTACTGCCTGAGCTTTTAGTTCGTCTGTCCAAGCCATTTTTCTTTTCCTTGTTTTGTATTTTTGTTTGTATTCGGCAAGAGTAAAGGTGTTACGGTACCCCGGACACCAACCTGTGGCATCTAGCATTTGTGTGTAAAACCTGTCGCTCATTGCTTATTTCCTTAATATAAATATATTATACTAAAAGTTTAAGCATTAGTCAAGAACTAAATTTTATAAGGTATATCCGAATGTGATAATATCGTCTTTATATAGTGTTGCCACACTACTACGAGTCCTTAATGTATACCACTGCTTCCACATAGGTGCTACAAACAAGTTCTCTAAAACTGATGTATCTTTCGGATGTAAGTCTAATTCCTCTAGTTCATGTTTCCAATCTTCTAGTCGTATTAAGATATTACAATCCTTATATATTTCTTTCTGACTTTGCATTACATTAGCGTTCAACCAAACATCAAAGCCTACATAATTTAGACTGTTTTGATATTCTGTTACTGCTCTCTCAAAGGGGTTTCTTATAACCCCTATCTTGCACTTAGCAGATTCCAGAAATAAATTCTGACTCATAACTAAGCTCCCTTGCTAATGCTTTGCAATCATCTATTGCGTGTTCTCTTTCTTTAGGGGACAAGTCATTCAACCCATCCAACTTATCAAGTAAGGCTTTTAATTTAATTGCACAATCAATTCTGTTGTGTGTCACTTAAAGTTCCTCTTTAGAGAAGACAACTTGTCTTCCAATCCAGCTAGTTTTTCAACTTCTAAGTCTAACGTCTGAATGATATCTCCATGTTCTGCTAGTCCGACATGCGAACCTAACAGCACTTCTATATTCATTTTGTGTGCTTCAATGCAACCTTCGTAAACTTTTACAAGTGCATTAACTAATCTATCTCTATAATTGCTCATCCTAATAATCCTATAACAAAGTTCCTAATGAACCTCTCTCTATGTTTTCCTACATCAAATGCCGCAAACATTAATAACGGTGTTAATGGTAATGCCATTAATGACACTCCCATGGTAACGATTTTCTTATGCCTAAGGACAGGATTGTCTTTATCTGTTAGCACAGCAACTCTAAAAGCAGGTAGAACCAGCTTCCATATTACTATGAACCAAGCAGACAGCCAAAAGGCTATTAAATAATCCATATCTTTTCCTTATGCTCATTTTATTGAGTTCTTTACAAATATTGTTGTAAATGTTTTAAACTACCAATCGAGTAGGCTGGTAGTGGGTAATACTTACCTGCAGAAGTTATGTGAGGAAAGAAAGTTTTACTTAATAAACTTTGGTCAGTACACTCTATGGTATAGACTAAGTATAATTTATAACCTCTTTCTTCTTCTCCTTCAGGCTGTATTTCTCTTTGGATAGTAGCTGGGTAATTCTGATGAATACACCAAACTTTTTCTCCGATTTCAAACTCATCTGCCATACATTGGTCTGGCAAGATTGCGTTTCTTCTTCCGTCGTAGTCAGTCATGGAGAGTTTCTGAGGCACTCCTAGTCTTTCTATAATTCCTTTAATAAATGCAGGTGAGCGATAAAGCGACTTAGCTATATCAGATACATTAAATCCGTCTACATACATCTGAACTGTACTCTTTATCTCTTGTGGGTCTGCACCTTTTCCTTTGTTCTGTGCCTTTCTTAAAGCACGGAATCTCATAGTCTCGTTATGTTCGACTATGATTTTGTTTAATCTTGTAGTGTTGTAGGCAATGTTTAACATGCCACACGCTTCTTTTTTAGTTATAGGCTTCTCGCCTTCTAGTAATTCTATTACTTTACTTATATTCGCTTCCGCTAAGTTCTCGTGCTTTTTTATTCTCATTCTCTACCCCTAGTAATATGATTGCATAATGCAGAATCTTTAATAAGTCCTGCTCGTTTCTTCCATCTTTCTTTCCATAGCGTTGGGCATACTTTATAATGTTGCCTAGGCAGAAGCCTTCGCCATGACCAGCATCGAAGATGAACTCGGTTGACTGGATTTTATTCATACTGTAGTGACTATCGTAAGTATTTAGTATGTGATTCTTTAGCATGTTTAATGCTACTCTTTCATTAAACTTGTCGTTATTATATTCTGTCATTTACTTCTCCGTTGTAAAAAATCCTACTTGTACTAATCTTCCTGTTTGTTTGTCTTTGCCAAAAGAAGCATTGAAAGGAGCATGCCAATACTTTGCAGGATAAATAACGCATCTGTTATATACATTCCCAACATAAGTATGCAACTCCCAGTCTTTACTGTTGCTTTTCCACTCACCTTTGAACCCAGCATTTCTGTCTATTTTTAAATCTTCTGACTTCTCTATTGAACCTGTTACCTTACTTCTAAAGAGTGCTGTGCCTGTAGTAATGTCGGCTGTCGGTTGTAAATAAATTACACACGCCCATGCCTGACCATCTACACTTTCTGTTGTTCTCTCTAAATATCCTGAACAGTCATGGTGAATCCAGTTAAGAAACTCGTTCTCTTTCTTTATCCCAAGAGTAAACGCTCCATTGGAGTTTTTGTGAGGAAAGTAAGTTATCTGCTTCCCTATAGTTTTCTCTAATCTGTTCTTTAAGAATAGTCGGTTCTCACTAGAGTAACTAGACAAAGTCCTATCTCCAGGAAATGCCATCTTCTTTCCTCGCCTTCCAGGATAGTAAAAAAGTTTTAGTGCTTTTTCTCTAACCTCGTCTGGGTTTGGATAGAAGTTATCAACTATGTGTACTGTCATGCTTTGTGAGTTCGTCTATTACTTCAAGTCCGCCCTCTAACTTAGCTAGATATTCTTTCTTCTTAGCAAGTTGAGCCTTTAGATTGACAATATCGTTCTCGACACCTGACATCTGTGCTTCTAAGTTTTGTTTTAGTACTTGACTATGTTCCATTGTTTCCACTGTTGGTTCTTTTACTCCTATTAGTTGGTCTAAAAAGTTTGTTTTAGTGCTTCTTGCCATTTAATCTTACTCCATTTAGCATCTGGTATTCATCCCCATTGCTCTTTCTGACCACTATTGGTCGTTTTAATACTTGAAACTGCGCGTACTCTAATAACTTCTTATTGATTTCTTCGTCTGATGTTCCTTCTTTAAACATTAAGGCACCTTTGCCCACTTTTACTTTTATCATCTTGTTATTCTCTTTTCATAGTCTGCGTAATCTTCATTCCACCAGACTGGCTTATCTCTGTACTTCCACTCGGCAAAGGTTGCTTTGTCTAGGTGGTAGTAATCTCGATACGATTGTATAACATCATCTTCGTTTTTTAACTCATCAGGCATAGCCATAAGGAAAGGAGTCTGTCCTAACCTAGGCATATTCTTTGGTTCAGGTAGTTTGTTTACTACTTCTACGATAGACTTATGCTGTTTTCCATAACGATAGTGGTACTCATCATTGAGCGCGTTAGCGTAACAATGAGCCCACTCAAAGTTATCCAAAGATGACCTAACCCAAATCGTGCATGGATGATTATACATCATCGGCAGATAAGGTGTAAGAGGTCGCTCTTCCATAGGAAGATGCTTTATCTTGGCTTTCTTACTGTTTAGTACTTCTCGTTCGTCCTTGTCAAGCGCACGAGGTACAAAGCCTAGTACTTCATCAACCCATATTGCTGTGCACAGTAACTGTGCTGCCTCGAGAGGCATTTTAACAATATGCTTGTCGACATGGTACTCGGCACATCTATCAAGGTCTTCATCTAAATAAAATAAATTCATCTATTTCCAACACTTGTAGACACCACATAATCCATCTGCATTTTCTGTAGTTCCACAGTAAGTGCATGGTTTATCTGATTTGGTTGGTTTATGTTTGGTTTCTGTAATTTTCATATGAGTATATTATACTAAAATTATCAGTAGATGTCAAGAACTATTTTGAGTTTATCTTATCTTTAGCTGTTCCAGCGTAAAGACCAAACCATGCAGCTCCTGCCCCTACTACAATCGAAATTAATCCCGACTGCTCTAATGTAGGTACATCTAATTCCATGAACCAAAAAGTACAATAGTATAATAAATACATATAAATACTTAAAAATGCTCTAGGGAATATTCTCCATGCGTCTACCATGTTTGATAACCATATCCATTTCTGCCATGGATTATCAGGCTCTTTTTCGTTCTCCATCTCCATAATCTTGGCTTTTAATTCACCAATTTCTGAAACCATTGCCATAAACTTATTAAGGTCTATTTCTACCTCATTCCTCGACATATCGCCTTGGAACTGTTCACTTGGTTGTGCCATATATTTCTCCTGGCTCCCAATCTAACCACTTACGCCTTCTATCCCCATGAGGTCCGCTGCTATGCGGTTCACGGAAATGAAAGGATATTGATATTCGTGGGCTTAGAGTATCTACTTTATGATACTGCCTAGTAGGTATATACAAGAGGTCTCCATCGTCAAGCTCTATAGTCTCCAGTAATTTAGGAGTATAGGACTTGGGACGCATCTGCTTGTCCTCTAAGGCAAAGTCCTCGTACATATACCATCTTATCTTTCCACTTACATGGAAAAGAAAATTGTCTGTGGAGTCGGCATGAATAGGAAAACACTTGGCATCTTTCTGATTGGAACAGTATATATTAGCCTGTCCAATGCCATAGTGTTTTTCAAACTCTCTAGTCTGATTCCACATTGTTTTGTTTAAAAACTCGGAGATAGTAATAATGAAACTACTTCCATCTCTCCACAGTTTTAATAATTCGTCTCTTGTTCTTTTGTGTGGTGACTTCTTTTTACACCACTTAGTGCCATCTGGCATTACTACTTGTAGCTGAGGCATCCTATCCCATGCCCCTATTTCGTACTGATTCAAGTAGTTATCGAACTCCTTCCAGCTGTAATGCTCACTAAATATATTATCTTTAGACTTGATTACAAAATGTTTCTTACCTTTGTATTCTTTCAAGAAGCGTTCAAGTCCTATCGGCTGCAGTAATGTGTCTAAATCAAGACTTCCCATTGTTCTCCAGCTCTCTAATTATTTCGGCATAGTGCCACCATATCTCCATTAAGTCTTGTCTCCAGTGAGTAGCCTTAGCAAAACAATTATACCTTGGATGCCACGGCTGGTAACTAAGACCTGTTAAATGTAGCTGCCACATATAATCTGCACTCATCTGTGGTTTCTTCCAGAAGTCGTGTCTGTCCTCTGGGGCAACATCTTCTGAGGGGTTGACTCCATCAAAACAATTCCATCGTGAGTCTAACCATTCTATATACTCTAGTGATTTGGATTGGTATGGCATACCTAGTTTCTCTCCGAACTCCCACTTATAACTTTTGCTAGTTTTTGCACTCCATTCTTCCATATCCTTTATGCTGTCCATGTATGGCTTTGCTTTCTCGCAATCAAATAACATCAGACTATCACACCACCAACCTCTAGGTTTTCCTTTCTCTGCACCTTTCTTGCCGTTGTCTTGTAGAGCATCCCATATAAATCCAAAAGGCTTGCCGTGCATTGGATACTCCCATAGATGTGCTATGTCTCTAAAGTTAATCATATCTACATCTGTGTATATAGCTTTCCCCTCAAAGTTGCATAGTTCTGGAACTGCATATCTAAAACAAGTAAAAGGTGTACCCCAGTATCTTCTATCCCATTTTGGAAACATTGATGGTCTCAAAAATGTTATCTCTAATTCGTATGCCGAACCGAGGTTTTTGCGTAGTGAGTAGAGATATATCTGTTCCATTAGATAATCTTCTTTTTCACTCGTACCTATAAATAATCTAATTGTATTTGACATATAATAACTTTGCTCCCGCTGACGCATGAATTGAGTGAAAAAATTTATTACCCACATATAGTCCATTGTCGGAATGTAAGGCATTATTACTGATATAATGTTTCGCCCAGTCAAACTGCTCATAGCTAGGAATATCCAAGCAATGCATGAGGTTGTTAAGGTCTTTTCCAATAACTATCGAAGTATGCTTTTTGTTTAATGAGAATATCTGCACTATTCCTTTGTTCGGTATCTGTACTGGAAACTTATCTTTTACTTCTAATGCAATTACTGCACTTGGTAATGTATTGTCTATTTTGTGTCGTAGTATCTCTAAGAACTCATTTTCATGGTTATACCACTTAGGATAAGTACATTTGTAATCGTCTAACTTGGGGTGTTTTTTATGCAGAGGAACTGCGTGCCAAAAGGGAAAGGTTGTGTCCCTCATATCAAGAGGAAAATCTAGAATATCTAGTGCTATCTTCTTAAGTTCACTATTTAATTGTGTAATCATTTAATATGGTGCTCCCGCACCTCTAAAGAATCCTACTATTATATCTCGTTTCCCAGACAGTAATGGTTTAGACTCATGTTCATGTATTGATGTAAATATTGTAAGAGAACCTTTCTTCCTAATTGTAGGGAAAGTGTGTCTAAAGGTTTCTCTTTGTTTTAAGAAGTCAGGAGGATAGTTACTATCTATGAAGACATCAGGAGTAGTATAACTTTCAACTATCTCCAAGTCTCCCCCTTCGTATTCTTTACTGTTGCTAAGTTGTATACTTAGGCTAATTTTTCTAGTAGTCATTCCTGTATGTATTTCTTTCAATCCAGGACGATAATCTCTGTGAGCTCTAAAGTGCATGCCTGGTTCATCATATCTAACCATGTTTATTTCATGCATCTTTCTCTCATCATAGAGATGAAACTTATATGTATTGTCGTTATATAAGTCTACTGCTTTCTTTAATCTGTCATAGAATGGGAACTCTATACGACTTCGCTTTTTACATTTGCGTATCTTTGAGTTGTAACCACTCCATCTTGTTGCTGCGTACGGCCACTTCCTATCTTTGTTTATCTCATACAGCTGTTCTATTTCTGCATCAGATAAAAAAGTAGGTATATGCCCTACTATATCGTGTTTTTTATGTACGCTTACTTCTAACTTCACTTACTTTCTAAGCGTTTAATTCTTTCTACTAATTCATGGTATCCATCAAAGCCTTCGATTCCGCACTTTGGATGAGCCCACGCCTCTAATTCTTCCACTCTAGTTTCTAGGTGTTGTACAATTAGTCTATCGACTTTTCTTTTTTGTCTAAACTTAGCCCACGCAGTTAATATATTCACAAGCTTCTTCCCATGCTTTCTTATTGGTACTTTTAATTGCTAACTCTAAGACGCATCTTGGCTTTTTGTTGTAGTTTCTATCTGCCATCCAGTCATCAATTCCGTCTTGTTCTCCTACTAATAATGTCCAGTCAGCGTTGTAGTTTGAATGTTGGTCAGGTATCTTCTTGTATCTACCTTTTGACACCATTCTAGTTTCTCCACGACCTGAGTTATGAATAAATCTAAGGAATAGTTTACCTTTCCCTTTGTTGTTATTCCAACCAGTCCAGCCCCAGTAAGGAGTTTGAGCCATATAAGTGTCCCAATACCAGTTCTCGGTGTTAGTTTTGGTACAAATAATATTTCTAAAGATATTTCTAAGTCTTACCATATCAGTACCAATAGGAGCAGCTCTGCCTGCATAGTCAACATTGTTTGTCAACTCATGCTTACCATCATTGGCTGTCATAGACGAGCGTAGCTTTGCTAGAGTTATGTTAGGTTTTGGACTTTGATTGTAACTTGCTGGTTGTTTGTAAACTGTTCTTGCCATTAAGTCTAATCGTGTGATTGTTTCCCTGTTCTTAATTTTTAGTGCTTGTATCATTATTTAATGCTTTTGGGTCTGTTACTTTTTCATAGTAAACTACGACCTCTTTGAGTTCTGTTATATAACGCTTTAATTCTTGCATATTATATGACATCAACTCATAATCTGGTATGGACATAGCAACAAATACTACTTGTCCATGCTCTTTTGTAAGTCTTTCGTGAAACTCTTCAATGTTTTTATCACTAACTACATACCACATAGGCTCTTTTAAGTCTATCTCACGAGGCATCACTGGTTGAGTGATTACTCTATCCATTGGTTTAGCTGTTATTTCTATCTGTTTAGTTGGGATTAGACTGCAACTCGACGCCATCATCAAGGCTATCAATGGTGCGACTAATTTCTTCGATTGAATCAAATACATTTTTTGTTCCTTTGTTTATTCTTGGTTCTAGCAAACCAGGTTTTGCTGCTGCTAGTTTTGTTAAATTGTGTCGTTTAAAGATGTCTAAGTATCTATTCATCTCTAACTGTGCAGCTTGTGACTTCTTCTGCAAGTCCCCTAACTGCTGGGTTTGTAATGCAAAATCATTCTGCATCGTTGAGATAGCTTCCTCTTGGGTTGCTACTGCTCCTTCAAGTGCTGCGTTGTTTGCTGTTAGCACTTGGTTTTGTTGGTACAGGTAGTAACTACCTAGACCCAACACTAATATAATTCCTATATAAAGTTGGTTCATTATAACTCCTTAATTTTATAATTGAGCCCTTCAGCTCCTCGTATTTCTACTATATCGCCATCTTCGGTTTTGAACTGAAGATATTTGTCTTGCTTCTTATAAAACTTTGCGACTACGAATGTTTCATCATCTGCATCGCCGTATATTGAATTATAACTCACTGTGAGTTCGTAATAAGATAGAAATAGGTTCTTAAACCAGAACCACCAATCATTTAACTTCTCTAAAAACTCTTGCTTAGACATGTTCCCAGATTGCTCCTTGATAGAGTAATGCTTCTGCTTCTCTTCTTCGTACTAAGCCGTCTAAGACCTTTCCACCTGCTTTGTTCCACCTTTTGATTTGAGCAGGCACTCCAGCATGGTCGCCAGAGTTGATGACTTTCAACATTGTTGAAGCTAAGAGATTTCCATTACCGAGATTGAACACCCAAGACACAATAGCGTCGTATTGATTTTGAGAAAGTGGAACCGTTACCGCTGTGTTCACATAAGTTTCGTATTCGTGCATTTCGTGGTTAAACATCTCGTCTGCTTGTTCTTGTGTTATGGTATCGCCCATGCTTACGCCTTTGATATGTCCATATCCTATCGTTGGAACTCCTGCTGCACATTTATATGCTGTGAGTTCGCATCCTTCAAATTTTTTAATAAGGCTTTTGCCTTCTTCTGATATTGTCATAGTTTTTCCTGTTAGTAGTCGTAAAAGTCGGGGGAGACATAGCTCCCCCTTGTTCGTCAACTTGTTAAACAAGTGGCGCCATTGCTAAGAAGGTTATTGCAGCCATACATGTTAGTATAACTACTTCTCCTATTGCTTCGACATCACACTTGTCTATTCCATCTCGAACTTTAAAAGCTAGTGCTTTCATTTTATCTCCAATATTTTCCTTTTAGAGTTTGGAGTCCGAGTTAGTTGTATCGTTAATAATCCGTCTTGTAGATTCACATTAGTTACTTGTAAATCAGGATTAAGAATAAATCTTCTCTCAAAGCTTTTTAAACTTAGTCCTTGATGAAGGAATACTTCGCCCTCATCTAGTTTGTGTTGTTTGTTGCCCTTGATATGGAGTTCCTCGCCATCAGCGATAATCTCCAGTTCCGTTTTATTCCAACCTGGCACAGCGACATCTATTCGAAATCCACTGCCACTTTCAATTAAGTTATATCTAGGATAAGAACTCTCCGTATAAGACGGCATAAGCCCATTATCTAATCCAAGCCAAAATTTAGTTAAATCAATACTCATAATATTTTCCTCCAAATAATCTTTTCAGTATTACTTTGCCTTGCCTCTCGGTCAAAGCGCCAAAAAGTAAGTGAAATATTCCACTTACAAAATAATTATATCAAAATTTAACCTTTATGTCAAGAATTATTTTTCGCTGTCAAACTCGATTATACCTTCTGACTCCAGAAAATCAATCGTTGACTCTATTCCAAACTGTTTTCCAATGGTGTAAGATATACCCATAGAGCAGATTAAAATAATAATGTAATTTATATCTATT